ATTAATAAAAATATAAATTATGATAAAATAATAGAAATAAGTATAGAAGAATTAATAAAAAATAGTCAAAATTTTTTATTAAAAAATAAAATTTATAATTTGGAATATAATTTTAAATCAATAACAGAAAATTATTTATTAACAGATGATTTATTATTTTTAAGAAATATATTTAATTTATATAAAGAAAATTTAAGAATACAAGATTTATATGATTTATATTTTGAAAGTATTAAAAATAATTATTTTATAAGTTTTAAATATTTAACTGATATTTTAGAGAATAATTCTTCAATTGAATTATTATGTTATATAAATAATTCAGTTGAATTTTTAAAATATTTATTATTAAAAAATAAAATAAAAAAAAATACAGAAACATTTTTTAAAGCAATATACTATAATTGTGTTGAATTTTTAGAAGAATTGCATAATAATAAATGTGATTATGATTTAAATGAATTAACAACAATATTTATTCCATATAAATGTTTTAAATTTTTAAATGATAATGGTTATGATATTCAAGAGAATATTTCAGAAAATTATCTTTTACAAATAATCAGAAATTTTAATTATGAATATTTTTTATATTATTTAGATAATAACTTTTATTACAAATACAATATTATTTATCCAATAGTAGAAAATTATTATAACATATTTAATAATTATTTATGTAGAACAAGCAATTCTATAAAATTTGTTGATTTTAATGATAATAAATTTTATATATTAGATAATATTTATTTTTTTGGTTGTGGTGATATTACATTTTCAACGACAACTGAAATTAAAAATTTATATAATGATTATATTAAAACATTATATAAAAAAAATAAAAAAGATATACAAAACTTAAAAGACCTTGTTTCTTTATTATTTAAAATGAAAATTTATTTACAAGATAAAACAAATAATCCATTACATAATGAAGAAACTAAAAAAGATATTTAATAATTTTCTACATAAAATTTTTTTTTATTTTTAATAATTTTATTAAAATAACCACTGTTAATTATAATATTATTTTCATCTGTAATATACAAATCATTATAATTTTTTTTAAAATTTAAAGTTAAAATTTTTTTAAAATCATTAAAAGTAATTTTACCTATTTTTTTAATATCAAATATATATTCATCTCCTTTATAATTTAGATAAATACTATTCATTTTACTATTATTTATTAACTTAATATTATTTATTAACTCAATATTATTTATTAACTCAATATTAAATAATTTCAATTTTTATGTTGATATAAATATAAAATAAAACTTTATATTTTTATATTTATCTTTATAACTTATTATAAAATATTTATCCATTGTTGTTTGTTGAATAAAATATGTAAAATCATAATTTTTAGGAACTTTAAAAACAAATAATTTTGTATATTTTTTTAAATCATTATAAATTTTAGAAATTTCTTTATTATCCATATATAATCTAATAATTTCTTTCTCTTTATAATTCTTAGTCCAAGGAGCATCTATAAATATAACATCTTGTTTTAATGTTGGAATAATATCTAATGATGAACCTTTATATAATTTAATATTTTTTAATCCATATACATTAATATTATTTTTAAGAATACAATAATTAATATCATCCAATTCTATTGAATTTACACTCTTAAAATTTAAACCAAATGAAATCGTATCTGTTCCATTATTACCTGTTGCATCGGTTATTATAATATCCGTATTCTTAAAATATCTTTTAATTTGCTTACTTAAGTAATTAGCTGATCTATAACCAGAAACTGAGTATATTCCCTCTGTAGTTATTTTTAATTTTGTTTTATCTATATTCTTATAATCTTGAAAGTATTTATTAAAAAATCCTATATCTTTATTTTCTACTCTATTCATACTATAAATTACTAAAAAAATTGAAAAATATATTATTTTATTGTTTTATATTATTCATTTATTTAAGATGTCATTAAATAAAGAAATTTATCTTGATGTTATTTCTGAATTTTTAGGAAAAATTGGAAATCATTTTTTAATTCTTAGAAATAATAAAAATACACCGGAAGCTACTATTTGGTCTCCACCTAAAGATGGATTTTGTCTTCTTCATTGTGTGGTAATTTTATATTATATACTGCGTGAAAAAAATGTATTTCTTTTTGATGAAGCTTTTAATGGTAATGGTTCTCTATTTGAAAAAATGCCTTTGAACTTGTGTGAAATTAAACAAATTGTTAATATTAGTTCAATTAAGTCATCAACAAAATTTACTGAAGAGTGTAAAACAGAAATCTCTAAAATTAAAGAGGAAAGTATTGGAGACTTGAATAATGTTATTTTACAAGTTTTTAACTCAATTCCTCATTTAATAACTGGTGATATAATCTGGTTGGAAAAACGTCTTCAATGTTTTCAAGGACATTTTTATCTTGTTTTAAAAGAGCCTAATGAGATTGAAATCTTTAATAGATTTATCACTGAAGAATTAATTATTCTTCAAGAGATGAATGAAAAGTCTGACAAACTCAAACAAGTTTTGGAAGAAAACTTGAAGCAATTCCCTACGGTTTTTAATATCTCAGTTAAAGAATATACGGAAATTTTGGATGCTTATTCTATTCGTGATTTCTTAACTGAAGAGAAAAATCAAAGAAGTTTAACTGAAGATGAAATTGTTTGTTTGGATTCTTTAAATACCTTTTTGGTAGGTATGATTTTTAGAGAAGATGTTGAGAGTATCTTAAAAACTTTATAATCTTAGTCTATAAATAAAGATATTTAGGATGAATATCCTTTTGTAAATAAATTTTATGTATGTTGTATATATCTGTAAATAAAACCCCCATAAATAAAAATATAATAAATATAATCTAATAATAATTATTATGTTATTTTATTATATTTTGTCATTTTTATATGTATTTATAATGTTTTTTCACATTTATTATCATTTTAAATATATTGAATAATATATATATAAATGAATATTAAAACAATAATTGAGGGAAATGATAATTTAATATTAGATAAAAATAAATCATATTGTATATATTCACATGGATGTTTTTGTCCTCCACATAAAGGTCATTTTGATGGATTAAACAAAATATTAAATATTGTTGATAATAAAAAAGTTAAAGTATTTATAAATCAAATTGGTGGAAAAAGACATGGAGTTAATAGAGAAACAAATATTTTTATAATGGAAACATATTTAAAAGATTGTTATTCACACATTGATTATAAATTATTTATAAATAATCATAGAGATAAAATATTAACAAAAGAAAATTTAAATAATATTGATGAAATTATTATATTAAGAGGTCTTGAAATAAATGATGATAATATAAATGAATATAATAAAATAAAAAATATTAATGATTATAAATATACACCAATCGCTAATAATTATAATAGAAATATAATTATTTTTATGGGTAAAAGATATAAAGGTTTATCAGCTACTGATTTTACCAATAAATTAATCAAATTAAAAACAGATAAAAATAATAGACAAAATAATCTTGAAAAATGCTTTAATTATATTCCTGATAAAGTTAAATTAGAAAATAAAAAATTAATTATATATAAATTAGTTAAATTTTATTTAAAATAATTAAGCACTACACATAACACATACATCGTCATTACATACTACTTTTTTCTTCATTTTTTTCTGTTTGTCAATATCAACACCATATTTTTTGGCATTGGCTGCGGGTTTTGTTCTCAAATAATATAATCCTGTTTTAATACCATTTCTCCATCCATAGAAATGTGCTTTAGTTAATTTTTCTTGGTCTGGTTTTTCCATAAAAATATTTAATGATTGTGTGTGGTCTATAAATATTCCTCTATCTAAACTTTGTTGAATAATAAACTTTTGTGGTAATTCATAAGATGTTCTATAAATTTTCTTAATATGTTCTGGAACATCCATATTTTGAACTGAACCATTATAATATAATAATTCATTATACGCATCATAATTCCATAAATTTAATTCTTTTAAAGCATTAACCAAATTTTTATTAATAACCACAAATTCTCTTTTAGCTGTAACTCTTGTTAAAATATTTGATGCATATGGCTCTATACACTCATAATTACCCATAATTTGAGATGTTGAACCTGTTGGCATTATAGTTGTTAATAAACTATTTCTTGTTCCATAAATTTTAATTTCTTCAATAATATTATTCCAATCAAATGATGGAAAACCATCTATATCTAAATCATCTACATTTTTCCCCCACAAATGAAATTGTAATAATCCATTACTAAAAGGAGAACCCTCAAATGATGAATAACTTCCTTCTTCTTTAGCAATATCAATTGAACTTCTTAAAGAATTATAATAAATACACTCAAATATTTTTTTATTTAATTTTAATGCTTCAGGACTATCAAAAGAATATCCCATTATTTGATACACATCAATTAATCCTTGAACTCCCAAACCAATCGGTCTATGACGCATATTAGAAACTTTTGTTTCAGGAATAGGATAAAAATTAATATCAATCACACTATTTAAATTATATGTAGCCAAATAACTCACCTTACCTAACAATTCAAAATTAAATGTTTTATCTTCATTAATAAATTTAGGAAGTGATATTGAACCTAAATTACATACCGCTATTTCTTCATTATTACTATATTCTATAATTTCCGAACAATTTCCTGTTAAAATTCCATTAAAAACACCAAGATGTCTTTTTTTATCATTAAAGCAGTAAGTATCTTCATTACAAATATTTTTAGTAATTTTTTTAATTTTAATCCCTTCATTATCTATTTCAATTTTATTTAAATTATTAGGATTAAAACCCAATTCAATTAATTTATTTAAATTATCATTAGTAAAAGTGATTGTATAATTATCTTCATTATTTTTAATTATTTTACAATCCGAACCTAATAAATTAATAATTAATTTAACACTTTTATATATATCAAAATTTCTAATACCTAAAGTTTTATTATCAAAAAAATCATTTAAATATTGTATTTTTTTATTTAAAGGAAAATCATTACTTTCAATACTTATAAAATTATAAT